TTTGAATTAGAAAAGTATCAAGTAGAAAAAGAAAACTATAAACATAATTTTAATGAGTGACGGACAAACAATTTATGATGTAGGTGTTCGCTTATCTTGGAAGAAGAAGGTAGGTAACGGATACACCAATATGCATTTAGGCACACCCGACAGACCCTTTCAGTTTGTTACAAGAGCCAAGGACATTAATGCTATCAATCGTAATCCCGAGATGATGGCTAAGATGATGTCTTATGTAGGTGCAACAGGTAAAGCAGTTTACGATTTCTATGTATCAGAGGAGTTCTATAGAAAAGAAATAAGCAAATCCTTTGCACATAAAGAGAGCGATTACGAGAAAGAATTCGGACAATAAAAAACAAGAGCGATGAGAAACATTATTTACAAAGCAGAAGATGTAGTAGACTCACTATCTACACTTCGCAAGGAGGGAGTTAAGAAGGGTGCTTGGACAGGATTTGATTCCTTGTTTGACAAGTACTCAGTTAAGAAAGGTAGCACCACATACATCTACGCTGGTGCCCACCAAGGTAAGTCGCAGTTTGGATTTGAACTGATGATGAACCTATCAGAGTACAGTGGTTGGAAGTGGGCAGTATACACTCCCGAGACAGGCTCACCTACAGAGGTGTTTGCTGAACTGCTTTGGGTGTACCTGCGTAAGCCCTTCCTAATTAATGACCACCTCACTGCAACAGATGAGGAAACAGAGAAAGCTATATCCTTTATCAATGACCATTTCTACATCATTGATAGTGGACTACAAGACCTCAGCGTAGAAGGATTCTACACAGCTGTGGACCAAATAGAAGCAGACAACTTCATAACTATTGATGGTTGTATGATTGACCCATTCACGGAGATTAAGACTGATGTAGCCAGTGGTGTTCGTGATGACATTGCTATTGGGCAGGTACTCACAAAGATTCGTAAGCACTCAGCTGAGAAAGATTACCACACCATTGTAACAGTACACACTAAACACCAACAAGCGAAGTACAAGAGTGGTGTCCCCTATGTTGATAAGCCTACGATGAATGATATCGCAGGAGGTATGCAATGGTCTCGTAAGGGTATGATGGTTGTTAATGTATGGCGTTGCCCCTACGGATTAGAGGACGGCAATGGTGTACCCTACGAACCTAACCAAGTGGAGATTACAATTGTTAAGGCTAAACCAAAGATTGTTGGTAAGCTTGGGACAGTTACTTTATATTATGATAAAATGAAAAACAGATACTATGAACTTGACAGCAGAGGAGAAAAGCAGTACGCCTATCCACAGCCTAATTCTTGATAGAAGAAAGGCATTTGCAGAATTGATTAGGGCATACCTTAGATTCAATGTACCCTCCGCCAAGAAGGTGGAGGTTATGCCTAACGGAAGTCTATCTATAAACGATAACATCTTTAAGGTAGACATCTCTGACTACACAGGAATTGAAGGGGGATTTGGATATATATTCTTTAACCCATCAAGCGGTAGGTTAGTCATTGAAAAAGACAATGTTAGGAAAATATACAAGGTTGAGGTAGACCTATTAGATTAGTTAGTATATTAGTTTTATGGATACAAGAGATTTAATACTTGAAGAATCAGAAGCAGTTACTAAACTTCTTCTTCTAAAGAATGAAGCGTATGGTGATTCAGCACTAAACCCAGCAGGTATCTTTGCAGGTGGTGATGCTGTTCATAACCTATGCTGTCGCATTGATGATAAGCTTATGCGAATCAAGATGCGTGGTATCACAGATGAAACTGAAGATACTGTACAAGATTTAATTGGTTACTTGATACTGCTGAAGGTTGCCCTAAGACAAAAGAAATGAGTAGGAACACATTCGTAAAAGCAAGTATCTCTGGAGATTATGGTCAAGATATCGTAATGAAATACCTTAAAGGAAAGGGTTACGAGGTTGAGGAGGCTCCAAAGAAACTCTTCTACGATTGGGATGTTAAGGCTACAAAAGGTGATAGAGTTGTTACCATTGAAGTGAAGTACGATAGCAAGGCTTATATGTGGGCTGCTCGTAGAGGTACTCCCGAACACCCTAATCTATACATTGAGTTTAGAAGTACGACAAGGGATTGTGATTCGGGTATCTTAAAGTCTAAGGCTGACTTCTATTTCTATATCTTAAAGACGGGCAAGAAGGATATTGCCTTTGTGTTTGATAGGGTACAATTGTTGCAACACTTACAGATGGCTAACTACAGAGTAGTTGGTAACAGTGCTACAGGTGATGACAATGCCGAAGGATGGATACCACCACTACACGAACTTCTTGTATCTCGCTATGGGTACAAGGCAACCATAGATTTGACAGAGTATGCTTGAGATAGAACTTGACCTCCCTAAACCACCAAGCTTAAATCAGTATTATGCTGGTAAGCATTGGGCAATACGTAAAAAACAAAAAGATGAATACGCTAAAGTATGTAAAGAAGAACTTGAGAAGTATGATGCGTTTACCTGCACGAGTTATGAGATTCATATTCGTTATAACAGCAGGCACGATGTTGATAATGTTATTCTTGTTTCAAAATTTCTCTCGGATACTCTCGTTAATAAGGGTATCGTTAAAGACGATGGTAACAAGTATTACAAAAGACTTGACATCCGTATTGACAAGGACCTACCAAAAGATTCGTTCAAAGTAAAAATAAAGTGTTATGATTAATCAACGAAACTATCAAACGTGTAAATTAATTAAGAACAGGATAGACCTGTACTTGTATGAAATGTCTCTGCTATTTGCTAACCTTGGTACTGATTCTACTGTAGAAGAACATCAAGATGCATACAGAAGAGAAAAGGAATACATTGAACTAATTGCAGAACTTGACCCCGAAAAGGCTGATAGGCTGCGCTCTTCTTATTGATATGATACTTGAAGAATACTACGAAGACTTATCCGATGACGAAGCAAATCTCATCCTTGATATATACCACGTCATTGACGCCTTGGTCTACAACAATGAGCCAGTATCATTGGTGCGATTGGGATTTGAGTTGGACATAAAACCACAAGAGTTGTCAGATTATCTGCCTACAATTGTAACCATACTAAATAAAGTAGAAGAAGAATATGCCGAGGTACGACAAGGTTATCATTGAGCGGGAAGCTATACGCTCCGCACAAGAAGGTAGGATAACAGAAGAACTCGGTAAGTTTATACTACAACGCAGTATAGAGGTTGCAGGTTCTGCATTTGTTACCGATGGTAACGATGAACTCAAGCAATCCCTAATAGATGCTGCGGTGATGCGGACCTGTGAGAAGTTTCTACACTACTACATTAAGAACAAGTCTGCTGCTAATTTAATTATTAGTATTATATACTCAACTATGACCAATAAGATAGTATCACTAAACCACAGTGATGTCTATGGTCAAAACATAAAAGGTTACCTCACCTATATAGAGTAGGGTGAATCCGTTACCAAATTAAAGCGGTATGTTAAAGACGATTATTTAAGTGAAAAATTATAATGATAGAGATTTATAACGATTGGATATTAGTTAGTTCTGTAGGATTGATGTTCTCATTCCTTTTTATATTTGAACCCTACGGTTGGGTGATGGAAAGACTATTGCCTTTCAAGCCATTTAACTGCGTTCTGTGCCTTTCTTTTTGGTGTAGCCTACTCCTTTATAGTTACCTTGGAGTTAATCCCTTATACGCCATTTATACGGCTTTTATTGCAGAACTATCCTATCGCAAGTTAGTCAATGAGTAAAGAGAAAAATGTAAATTTAAATAGTGATTGGCTCTTCCTTTATGGGGACGAGCCTATTTTTTCTAACTCAAATACTAACGACAATGCCGATACCTGTTCCGAACCTAAAGGAAACAAGACCTGAATTCACCGAGAGATGTATGAGTAACAACACAATGATTGAGGAATACCCCGATACTGCACAGCGTTTAGCTGTATGTTATACCTCTTGGACATCGGAAATTAAAAAAGTAAAATAATGAAAGGATTAACAAAAGGATTTCATCTGTTCTTTGAGTACGGAGAGTTCAATTCTCCCGATGCTCCCGACAGCTATGAGCAGATGAATGTGGCTTTCTTAAACAAGCTTACTAAGGCTCGTGAGATTGCCTCTATTGGATTTAAAATT